GTATTACACTATATATGTTTGTATGTACTTATATGTACATGTATTACACCTGTTTATTTTTTGAATGCACTAAAGTCGGCAGTAATTGGGATATATGTGGAGCCCTTATTTGGTAATGCGCCATAGTACGAATAGTTATCTATTGGTGGAGAACCACGCGAAAACCCGGGGGCACTATAACCGCTTTCAGATCCATATGGAGTATTCAATCCACCATAATATGCACCAGCTCCGCCAATTGCATTCGTATTACTTCCACTAGTTAAGCTACCAACTATATTTCCAGTTGTACTCAATGTTTGACCAGCAATATTTGCGACTCCAGAACCTGCGCTTTTCAATAAATCTACTGTTCCAGATGCGCCAGATTTTACCAGATCCGTAGCACCAGATGCACCAGATTTTACCAGATCCGTAGCACCAGATACACCGGTTGTTAATAGATTTGTCGCCCCGGTTGCTCCAGATGTCAATAAATTGGATGTAGTATCAATTGTTTTGTTTATAACATTCCCGGTAGTATCAACTGTTTTGTTTATAACATTCCCGGTAGTATCAACTGTATCTGTTATTATATTACTATTTGAATCTTTTTTGACAGAACTGCTACTTCCACTATCAATACTACTTGCGGTAGATGCGCAAGTTGCAGTGGGGCAAGCTGGACATACTGGAGGAACTATCTGAGTTTTCAATAAATAATTATTGGAATATTGCGCATTTGTACCAGGGCCGGCACTATTCCAATACCAATACCATTTATAATAATCCGATATGGCAGATGGGTCTACAGTAGGACCGGGGGATGGAGGGCTTGAATGAGTTGAAATTATGGAAGTATTTCCATCATCACCTTCTCCATTACTACCAATTGCAGTTGATGTATTGAATCTAATCGATTTTAAGACATTAAAACGTCCGGCTGCGTCTTTTTGTAAAAGCAAAATAACGGTTTTGTTCTGTGAAGGAATATAGACAATTTGTGTGGTATTTGTTGCATTGTTTGCGATCCAAGAAGCAGACACTGAACCAGAAATAGTGGTTGATATGACAGAATCATCGGGGGCAGTTGAATATGTAGTTTGTTTTCCTGATCTGTCATACACAATAATCGCATTAGTTGAATTAACAACTACATTGCCAGAATTAATATCATACTTGATATCAGAAGTCAATTGATATACTTGACGTTTGGCACTATATAATGGTTCAGTTACTGAGGTACCGTTTTGAGCAGATGTATCAGAATTAGCAGGAACAGTCAAATTAATAACATTATTTGTATAATACACTGCAGACATATTAGCAGACATATCTGAAGGAATATAATAACTATACAAATTGAGGGGTTTAAACGATGCTATAGCTGAAGAACTTGGACTAGTTGTTAATTGTATTCCGTGAATATAAGTATCGGTTCCCCAAGGAATGTAGAATAATTGATATTTAGCAGTCGTAGTACAAGCGCTGGTGAAAAAAGGGACAGATTTGTATGTATTAGTTATACTAGATATTTTACTCTCATCACTTTCTTGAACATTTGTGCTAGTAACCTGATGATTAGTTCTAGTTCCATCTCTAGTTTGAACGTTAATGGCTGTAATAGACGAACCTGTTAAATCCACATTGCCTTTATAAACCGTATAAGTGGTTGCATCTATATTTCCAGTAAACTCAGACGAAACAACTTCTACTATATTTATGTTTTTTCTATCGATAAACAAATTATCATACAATTTCACAATAGGACGACTTGAATATGCCGGAATTGCCGTTTCTGTTTGTGGAACCACATTTGTTTTGAATTGGACAAATCCCTCTTTTTCAGAAGATGAGATCGGGTTCTTCAAAGTACTTACAGCTATAACTAAAACTACCAATATCAACAAAAATAATAAAAGGGGTGTTAGTTTCATATTCATAAATACTATATATATAATAAAGACGAAAATGTGGTAAAAAATTGAAAAAAGAACCCGGATAAAGTATATAGTATTACCTGTATTTTGAAATGTCTAAACTCCCTTGTCTTGCAAAAATATGCGATGAAATTAATCGTTTTGAAATTGGTATAGATGAAGCTGGTAGAGGTCCATTATTTGGAAGATTATATGTAGCCGCAGCCGTATTGCCTAAAGATAATACATTTCAACACGAAAAAATGCGCGATTCTAAAACAATTAAATCGCGCAAAAAGATACAAGAACTGGCGCAATATATTAAAGAAAATGCGATTGCTTGGCACATACATTACGTAGATGCTAGTGTAATAGACACTATTAATATTCGTCAGGCGGTATTAATGGCTATGCACGAATGTGCGAAACAAGTTATTACCCAATTACAATCAATTCAGATTGATGAACCAGCATCAGAAGACCCGCCCATTTACGAGCGCGAATATATGTTATTGGTGGATGGAAATGATTTTACGCCACACATGATATATGACGAAACATTACAATCATTAAGAGAAATACAGCATGAAACAGTAGAGGGCGGTGATAACAAATATACTTGTATAGCAGCTGCAAGTATATTGGCAAAAAATGAAAGGGACACATATATGGAAGAATTATGTTATACATATCCTACTCTTAATGAACGATATGGATTGGCTAAAAATATGGGCTACGGAACAAAAATGCATCGCGACGGAATCGCCCAATATGGTATAACACAATGGCATAGGAAAACATACGGAATATGTAAAACGGCTGATATCAACATTATACAGTAATAAGCATATCTTTAATTGAATCTAAATCAACCGTCATATATTTTGTTTCGCAATCCATCAAACTATATCCAATTAATAAAACGTCTAAATCTTCTAAATAAACAAATCCTAATGAATATTCTACCTTTTTCTTTTCAAATGTAAATAGGGGAGTATATTTCTTTGGAATATATGTCTCAGCATCTACTACTACGAACATTTGATAATAATATCTACGGTCTTCATAACTCACTGTATGACAGAGAAACCATATTTCATTTCCAATACGAACACCATTAGTGGAACCGCGCAAATGTTTGAATGACCGTGGGGTAGGATGTTCTCGAATTGTTTCAAAAAGTGTGGGGTGTTCATCCGTTGGATTTCCTTTAACTATTTTTCCAATTGTCAATGGAAACCACTTATAAATACAATAAATGGTGTCGTCTTTGTGTTCTATTATTACCCAGTTTTTCTCTATATCTGAAGACCCCAATTTTTGCAATAAAACGGAGTTCTCCGTAGATTTAGCAGATTTCGAAATTTGGCCGTGTTCTACACGGATTACATTATAGTTTATTCCTCGGTTGCAATTATAAAAAATGGTTCCGTCGTTTTCGTATAATCGTACGTCTTCTAATCCGACATATATATTGTCTAAAACAGTATTGTAATTCAACAAAAACTCGGGTTCTTCTTCTATTTTCTCCAATTTATTGGACGAATTATTTAGGCGAAATGTAGAAACCACATTCTTTGTTATTATTTGACTTTTATTGACATATCCACCGTTTTCGTCAATTCTGTAATTCACAAAACGTTTCAATACAGTTAGTATATCTCCACCCGGGGCATTTAGGCATAGTGTAGGAGTAGTAGGATACATTTCATTTAAATCCGCATTTAGCGTATCTCCAATAGTTTGGAGAACCGATATATCCAATGCATCAACACTTTCATCGCATAATGCAGGTGTATAAAACTTGTAATTGCTCAATACATTTTGTACGGCGTTTTCATTTATATTGGGATGATTTATTACTGTCATACAACATTTAGGCATATTGTAGTTCTCCGGATTTGTGTAATATCCAATAATAGATAATTCAAAATCCAATTTGTACTCATATGAATCTTTGTCCGTAAATAAATAATCTATATTGGGATATGTCTTGCGCGATTTATCAGCTAATAAATAAAAAGCATATGCCAAATTGTTTTTACCATTTTCGCGGTAATATTTAATAATTTCACACAAGTTCTCCACCCGGTTGGGGAAAACATTATATGCTTCCATCCAAGCTTCAATCGCCTCTGTCATATTACCCATATTCTCATAACATTTTCCAATGCGATAGTAGCTATACCAGATTTCTTCGTGCCACCCACCAATTTCCACGCGTTTTCGGTACATTTCTAGTGCTGAATGAAACTGTCCAGCATCGTGGTAAGTATTGGCTAAATAAAATGTGTATCGGTCGTTATTCGGCAGTTCCTTTAGCCCATTTTTAAGTAGTTCTACATCTCTCGCAAACTTATTGGCTTTAGAACCACCATCGCCTATATCATTTATAAACGCAACATCTCTATCTATATTGCCTTGTGTAGAACTATTTGGCAAAGATACATATTCGTGTGTAACACCCCAATAAGTTATACCTTTACGGTTTTTCACTATACGCATATTTTTGTAATAGAATGAATCGGAACCCTGGAATATAGTGTATGCATCGTTTTTCAACATATATTTGAACACACTTGGAGAAATTGCAGGATTTAGTTGAAATATCATGTCTGCATCCAACAATAACATATAATCCACATTTTCCATATCGATACATGCATTTAGTGCAAATGTGCGATTATAACCAAAGTCTCTAAAGGGTTCTCTAACAATTTTACCGGTAATTCCTGCTTTATTAAAAAAACTGGTTATAATTTCCACAGTATCATCTGTGCTACCTGTATCACAAATGCAATATGTATCTATTACCGATACTACCGATTGCAATAATCGTTCTATAATACGACTTTCGTTTTTAACAATCATATTTAGACATAAAGTTGGTTGATGTTTGGACATAGTAAAAGTAATAGAAGAGTCGTCAACTACTGGTTTAGGCATATTCGTACTTATCAGTTATATATCAAATTGTTTATATTCATTTGTTAATTTTATTTTTTAACTATAATATAACTATATATCTATTATGTCATTTACACGTTTTCACGATGACCCTGCTCGTATTAAATACGGTTTAGAAATTAGCACATATTCCGGAAGATATGCATTAGATACCCCAGGACCTGGAGTAAACCTGCCATATTTAGAAGATTCGCAAATACGTATGGAGAAATGGGGAGCCAATTTAATGACAAACCCTGTAAATATAGAAAGTGATTTGCGCGGATTAACTCGCCATCTTAATAGAGACAATATAGAATTAAACAATTATGTTAATAGAGCTGTCGAAACAAGCCGAAAAACATATGAAAAGATACAACCTTTTGTAGATGAATCTCGGGCAAGCCATCCCGCCTGGATGTATAGAGATTTAGAACAAACACGTTGGGAAGTACCTTTTATTAATCCGTTAGTAAATGTAGAAAAGAAGTTCCACGACAACATACAAACTCGTATATTAGAAAAAGATTATTATGTCCCTTCCATACCACAACCAATGAACTCTGTGTCTTCATATCAATTCAGGTAAACATTTTCCTACATAAGCTTGTGTTCTCCAACAAGACCAACTATAGACATACCATTTCCATTATCATATATGGCGATTATGAATTGATTAGTGTTTAGTATAATAATATTATATAGAATATATATAATATTATAGATAATGGAAC